CGATGAACCACCTGTTGCAGTGCCATATACAGCACCGCCACCGCTAAAAAAAATAGCAGCACTAGCACTAGTGAAATAAAGCGTGCCACCCCCCCATTGTGCCAACGCTAGGGAACTGGCTGTTGTTACGGTTGCTGTTCCCGCGGTAATGGTGCAAGTACCCGCGCCGATATTTTGTATAAATAATGTGTCGCCGGCACTAAACAAACTGGTATTTACGGTAATGGTTGTAGCGCTTGCGCTGTTCATTACTACGCGGGTGCCTTTGTCGGCTGCCACTAAAACATAACTACCCGTTTTTGTAGATACGGTCCAATTGTAGTCGTTTGCTTGTAGTGCGTTTTGTTGGGCCGCGGTAAGTATTTGGCCTGCGGTAAATGTTTGTAGTGCCATGTTTCCTATCCTAAAGCATTGAGGGAATCTAGTGTGCCATATTGCACGTCATCCAAAATCAGTTCATAGACGACCGTTGTAGGTGCAGTACTGATCAAAACCCTGTGGCCTGAACTTAGGTCTAGGTAATGCTCGATGCCTTCCACGGACAGTTCCTGGGCAAGTTGGGTTGTGCCTACACCGCTAGGGAAAGTCTTTTCAATGGTGACGGTGTTCCCAATGTCAATGATCGCTACCGCATCGCGCTGGGCGTTGGTTAGGGCCATGAATGCTGTTTCAACGGATGTGAACCGCGCTTCAGGATCGCCGTTTAATAGGTAACTGGCGGCGGTGTCAATGGATGTTTGTTCGTGTAACAGACTGTTTGTGATGCTTGACGTTTGAATAAAATAAGTGGCAATAGACGTTGCATCGTCAGCGGTTGCAGTGTTGCCATTCAATCCAGTGACCACAGATCGGTTAACTACAGCGTCGGCTTCAAACGAAATCCCTAGGCCGAAGTAGGGGATGTTTGTTCCGTCATCATGGAAGTCGGCAACAGGGGCAGAAAGGGTTGCGCCGATTCTTTCTTGGAATGTGAACACGCCGTCACGCGACATAAACACGCGCCCAAATTCTGCTGTGTCGTTTACCTGCGAAACATAGGACAGCACGTTTGTTCCAGCTGCAACCGTGTACGCGGAATCGTGTCCAAGGTTGACTGTTCCTGTTGCAATGTCACGACTAGCGCCCGTTGGAAAATCCACTTCAGGCAGGCTCAAAACGGTTTCTAGTCGTTCGCCTGATGTTTCGGGGTCAACGTTTAATTCGTCTAGGTAAGTTTGCGACAGCAAATAGAACTGATCCGCGCAATACACAGTGACCGTGTCTAAACCGCCCAACGCAAAGTTGTAGTCATAATTGATAACGAAACCACGAAAGATCAGTTCTGGATTATCGGCAATGTCGTATCGAATTAGTTTGACTTCGCGCATTGGGGCAAGCCCCGGCACGTTTTGGTTGCTGTCATAAAATGGGCTGTTTTCATCAAACGGGTTAAATATGCCTGACACATCCAAAATTTCAAACGACATTGTTCCTGCGCTGAACGTGTCGCCAATGTCGCGACGGCCGCGCTTAACGCTGACCGATTGGGTTGATTCAATTACCGACGCAAACTGGGTTGTTCCGTTCAGCACATAATCTGGGCTGTCCAATAGGCCTTTGGTTGCGCTGTCTAATGTGAATCCGTCAACAACAAAACCTGCATCAATTTGTAGGTCGTAGTTGCCAGCGTTGACAACTGGAAAGCCAGCCATCAGGCAATGTTCAGGGCGAGCGGCCCTGCACTCCGCGAATAGGCGCGCAAAGCATTAACAACAGACTGACCAATTTCGGCGCTTGTTGACAATCCGCCGTTGACGTTGATGTTTACGTCACCACCGCCGCCAGCGTTCATTTTGGATAATGGCACTACGGCTTCAGGGCCTGCTTCGCCAATCAGCGCCAGGGTTGGTTTGTTGACAATGCCGCCTTCAGCCATGGCGGGAATACCAAGCGACGTTGCAATTTTGTTATAACGCTCATTTACATAAACATCAATGGTCACTGTGCGTTTCATTTTGGCTGCAATCGCATCCATCTTGGCCATCAGTTTTGGTGTCAGTTTGTCCAGTTCGCCTTGAATGCCGTTGACAATGGCTGTCGCGCTGTCAATGCCTGCCTGATACCACTTTGCGGCTGCATTCAAACCAACCTTGCCTGCTGCTGCGTTAGTTGATTCGACTAGCGCGTTTGTTTCGGTAATTGCCGCCGAACCACCTGCAATCAATTGATCTGCAATTGCTGTTCCTGCATCTTGTCCAGCCGCCAAAACCTGCGCCAACGCATCCTGGCTTAAACCCATTGTCAATAGGTCGTCAACTTTTTTGGTGTAGCCAATAATGCCAGCAACTTGATCGCGTAAACCTTGCAGGAATCCGCCGCCTGTTTCCTTGCCGGCATCTTGAGCATCAGAAAAACTAAACGCAGATTTCAAACCATCGGCAACCGTTGTTGCAAAACCATCAAACGCATCTTTTGCAGATTTCAAAGCATCTTTTGCTTGATCAAGCGCTTCGCCTAATTTGTCTTTCAACGCCTTTGCAAATGATTCAACTTCTTTTTTCGCGCCACCAATGTTGTTTCCCAAACCGTTGAATTCTTTAGTGCGCCTAGCCAATTCATCAGGCGACAATTGCGGCCCAATAAACGCGCCACTAAGGTTTTGACTTGCAGCCGCCAGGTTGTTTGTTTCTGCAACCGCGCCTTGCATTGATTTTTTGTAGGCAATAAATGCGGCTGTTCCTGCTGCGACCGCAATGATTCCAATTCCTGTTGCAATTTGAACGGCTGTAAATGATGCCGCCAGTGCATAGTTAATGCCTGCTGTTACCAGGCTGATTGTTTTCCATACGCCCATAGCAATGTTTGCAGTGACGATTGCCCCAGCCAACGTGCCAAGTGCAACGGCCATTGCTGCAATCAATCCAGCGTTGTCGGAAGCAAATTCCCCAAATTTAACCAACATTGGCAGTACCGCTTCAAGCACTGGCAAAAACGCTTGACCAATTTTGGTTGTTGCATCCTTTATGGTTGCCGTCAAAATCTTTTGTTGGTTGGCTGCCGAATCAATGGTGTTGTTAAAGTCGCCCTGTTGATCAGTTGTTTGCTTCATGATCAAACGGTGTGTTGCTAGAACTTTGGCTTGTTGATCGAGGTTCCCTGTCCCCTTGTACAGTCCCATTGCCATTGCTTCGGCTTTAACTGCCGCGTCATTGATCAAAACGTTATATTTTCTAATTGGTTCGCTTTCTCCGCGCAATGCAGCACCTAACGCAACCGCGACTTCGGCAGGGTTTGCGTTGTTAAACGATGCCATGTCGGCTGTTAGTTGTACAAGATCAGTTGAAAACTTGCCCAGGTCGTCGCCTGTTTTTCCTGCCATTTTCCCTAAACCGCCAAACGTGGCAGCAAAGTCAAGGGCTTCTTGGTTGGCCATGCCAAGGTTTTTGGCAGCGCTAGTTGCGAAAGTTTGAACAGATTTTGAAGCCTGCCCAAATATCACATTTGTTTTGTTAATGGTTTCGTTTAGATCGCTGGCTTGTTGCGCTGCTTTATATCCGCCAATCGCAATTGCTCCAAAAACGGCGGCAGCTGGAAGCGCCATCTTTTTTAATGCGAATGCTGTTTTGTCTGCCGAACTAGTTAGTTTTTGAAACTCTTTAACGGCTTGATCAATGCCAGCCCCATTAAATTCAGAAATGATTGGGATTTTAATTGCCATTGGCTGCCAACTTTTTATTTACATTGTCGCGCACATCGGCAACCAAATCCAGTACTGCCCTTTGAACTTCTGGCGCATTGGCTTCGTATGCTGGCCACATGGCCCGGGATGCGCCGCCGTATCCTTTGCTCATCAAGTTTTGGACAAACTGGGATGATGCGTTGCTTCGACCTGCAATGTCAAAGATTGATCCCCAGCCTGTTCGCTGCTGAATAACAAACACTGCTACTTCTTGGCTTCGACCTTTGCGCGTGTTGATTCTGGCTATTACGCCTTTGCGGACTAAACCGCCATCCCAGCCGCCTAATCGCGTATGGGGTCTGCCCATTCCCGATAAAGGCGCATCAGATGGGAACGCGGCCTTGGCTTGTGCCACAACAGGTTTTGTAATGTCTTTATAACGTTTTGTGAATTGTTTGCGCAATTCAGGATTGATTTTGTGCAACTCTTTTAATGCTGATTGAACGCCAAGCACTCTCACTGGTTTTGTATTGCTCATCGGCGTTTATCCTTTGACTGGTCATTTATAACACTAATGACGGTCACTAGGTCGCGTGTGTCAAACTCTATGTGCGGCGGCCACCACCCTACTGAAACCAGCAATTCTGCTAGTTGTTTTCGGTAAGTTCCCCGCCCGTATGGTTTGGGTTTGTTTGATCCACCGCTTCAATTTCCATGTCTGGATGATTGTCCAACCATTGTTTTGCTGTTGGCTCAATCTTTTGACCGCTTAACTTCAACATGAAGTGCGCCCAAAAAACCATGTCGCCAACGCCGATTCCTCGGCCGTCAGAAACTTTGCGGTTTTCTTGCTTTTCCCATTCCGCGATGCACAACAAGTTTGTTGATACTTCGTGAACCTGACCGTTTGGTGTCGGGGTAATCTTTAGTTTGATTTTCACTTTGTCTCCTTGTGTCGGGCCAAGTGATGGCCGTTATCAGCTGACGCTTAGCGCTCCACCAGTGAATGAAAGATCAACCGTTGACAGTTCGCCAAGCGCTCCGTTGATCACTGGCATTGATTCAAGGTAGCAATCAGCCAGGGTAAACACCTTGGTTACTGCGCCTTCAATGACGGTTGCAACAACGGTTGTGCGTGTGCCAACAAGTGCTGCCAAGGTTTGGTAGGTCTCGCTCGCGGCGTATGACTGGAACAACGTCATGGTGCATTCGTTGTTGTAAAGGCCGCCTGTGTAGGTTCTGCCAGTGTCTGCCAACGTGGTTTTGTCCAGCGATTCGCGCAACTGGGTAAACACAATGCCTGTGCATTGGTCAACGAGGCTAACGCTGTTGACAGTCAATGCTGACAAATTCGAGAGATAAGTGGTTGTTGCCATGTGGGGTTACTCCTTTGGTTCTTTCTTGATAGTAGGTGATTTTTTCGGCTTGTCGGTGGATTCCTCAACGATAAAACCGCCAGCGATCAGCGCTTCAATGTTGATTCCTTGGGCTGGCTCAAATTCGTCGCCGACCGTTCCAACCTTTGGTGAATTGATGATGTATTTCATAGGCTTGATGCTTCCATGTTGATAATGACTTCATAGCAAGGGTACAACGCGCCGCCAATCTCAATGGATGATGGGCGACCCTCGGTGATGGCCACGTTCTTTCCAAGTAACTGTGCGGTCATGTTTAACAATTTGCGTTGCGCGTCAAGGTTGAACGGCCCCGGCACGATCAGTTGAATCGGGAATTGCAACTGGATTCGTTTGTTTGTCATCAATGGGGTTGTGAACGATGGCGCGTTGATGAATGCACACGGGGGTTGCATGTTGCGCGGATCGGTAACAACGGTGATGGCTGGGGAAATCGTGCCAAGGGTTGTTGCCAGATCATCCACCGCCTTGTTTAGTAGGTCGGTGTAGGCGGTTGGCATTAGGCCACCTGGGCGCGTGAGATGCCGACTAACTGCATAACCATTGCTGACAATGCAACAGGGGGCTGGCTTCCCATGTCGTTGAACGAACTGAAAGCGTCAACAGATCCGCGTTGACGGTAAAGCGCGCCGCCGTACATGATCGTTCCAAGTTTCACATCCTGCGATGGAACGGTGGTGAGGCTGTCGCCTGTGTAACCGCTTTCCTGTCGTCTGCGCCAAATGAAATTGTTTGCAGCTGCCGCACAGATCGTTAGAAACGTTTGATCGCCAGCCGTCGCTGTGGCCAAATACAACCAATCGGAAATGTCGTTGGCCGTAATCCATGTGCAGGTTTGCGTATAGGTGATAGTTCCAGTTGCTGGGCCTCGATCAACGTTTGATCCTGTGACCGCGAACAGCACCTGATTTGGAATTGGTGTGAATTCGTCAAAGGTCAAATCGCCTTGGCCGTCAACTCCCGTGAACAAGTATTCAGGGCAATCGTAAACAGTAAACGTGCCGTTGAATGGCGCGCCTACTGCTGCGACTGTGATTGACTGGCCGACTTCAATTTCTGTTGGGGTCAGTAATTGAAGTACGGCGTAGTTGTCAACTAACTGCTTGTGGGTGACCGTGTATGTAGCCATGGCGGTTAGGCCGCCTTTCTACTAAGCGACGGTGATTGCTTGTACGAACTGGCTACCTGCAACCGCTGATGGGTTCTGGGCATCCTGAACGAATGTTGCAAAGTAACCGTAGTAAGAGAACGTGCGAGCCAACAGATCAGGCACTTCAACTGAACGCATGCCCTGTTGTGCTTCGTACAGTTCAATTGCAGGGCCATGAACAACAAGCATTGTGTTTGATGCTGCGTTTCCGTCAACAACAATTTCCAAACCAAGCGGATTCATTCCCGACCATGAAGTTGCATTGCCAGCGCCAAGGGTGTTCTGACCCATCAGGCCAGGTGCACCAATTGCTGGGAACAATGGGCGCTTGCTCGAATCAAGTTGTGCGCCAAGTTTTGCCCATACGTTTGGCGAAACAACCAAGTGGGTAGGGAACAAGTTTGTACTTGATGAAATGTTTTCTGCACAACCGTAAATTGCATTCATCAACGATGTTGCATCGCCAGCGGTAACAGTCCAAGTGAACCCTGAAGCCTGTTTCTGTGAAACGATGTAGTCAATAGCAATGTTGTCGGTCTGCTTCAAATACTGGCCAGCAAGGTCATTCAAGATGACGTTCATTGCTGCAGGATCGGTAAAGTCCATTGTTTGTTGGGCGATCTGGATCGACCCGGCGACCGTTTGCCGACTGACCGAATTCGCTGCAAGAACCATTGTCTGTGAAGTGACTGCTGTTCCCTGTGTGGACTGAACGCCAGCTGCGGTTGGTGTGGTGATGCTTGGGCGCGTGAATGAAATTCCGCTTCCCTGTGGCATTGCGCGTGTACCAAATGCTGCGACAGTTGGGCGAAGGAAGTTGTAGGACTGGAACACTGGCCCCAAAACTGGAACTGGCAAGAGACCCGGGGTGTCGCTGGTCAAGTCCTGTGATACGGCTTCAATTGCTGATTGGTTCTTGCGCGCTGCGTCGTGGAACGCTGCGTTTACTTTGCGGAAAGTGTCGCCGCCAATGTGCATTGCAGCAAGGTATTCACCTGCTGATGGCATTTTGAATTCGCGCTTTGATTCAGCAAATACAACTGGGGAAGTTGGGATTGCTGCTTCGATTGGGGTTGCTTCGGACATGGTTTCTTTCTCCTGTTCTGGAACTTCTATTTGAAT